GCGATGAGCTCGTGCCCGCCTCAACCTACGAGGCGATTGTCGAGGAAGACGCCGCGGTCGATTACATCTACTGGAAGGATTTCTTCTGGTCGCCCGCGCGCACCTGGGACGAAGTGCGCTGGGTCGCTCGCCGCGTGTACATGACGAAAGATCAGCTCGTCGCTCGCTTTGGCGAGGAGATCGCGAAGGTGGTACCGCTCGGTACGCTCAAGCCGCGCGGCTCAAACGATCAGACGCCGAAGCACGACGTATGGTCGAAGGCGGAAGTGTTCGAGATCTGGAACAAGGAAGACAAGAAGGTCTATTGGCTCGCGAAGGGTTGCGAAGTCATTCTCGATGTGAAGGAAGACCCGCTCGGGCTTGAGAGTTTCTTCCCCTGCCCGAAGCCCTTGGCGGCGAACATCACCTCGAGCAACTTCATGCCGCGCGCGGATTACATCTTCGCGCAGGACCAGTTCGACGAACTCGACGAGATCAATACCCGTATTACCTGGCTCACACGCGCGGCGAAGGTGGTCGGCGTCTACGACAAGTCGGCCGACGGCATCCAGCGCATGTTCAGCCAAGCGGCTGAGAACCAGCTAATCCCGGTCGACAACTGGGCGATGTTTGCCGAAGCCGGCGGCATTCGGGGCAAGGTGGAGTGGGTGCCGATTGAGGCGGTGGTGAGCGCCATTGACCGCCTGCGCCAGTACCGGCAGGACAAGACGATGCAGATCTACGAGGTGCTCGGCATCTCGGACATCATGCGCGGCTCGAGCAAGGCGAGCGAGACGGCGGCAGCGCAGCAGATCAAGGCGCAGTTCGGCTCGACCCGCATCCAGCTGATGCAGTTCTACATCGCAGAATGGATCACGCAGGCGCTGCGGATCAAGGCGGAAATCATAGCCAAGCACTTCCAGCCCGAAACGATCGCCGTGCGATCGAACATCATGCGCACGCCGGATGCGCCCTATGCGCAGGCTGCGATCCAGCTCATCAAGGACGAGAAGCTCGCCGAGTACCGCATCTCTGTCGAGGCCGACTCGATGGCGGCGATGGACTGGGCGGCAGAGCGCGACGCGGCGGTGCAGTTCATGCAGGGCCTGGGCGCGTTCATCTCGCAGGTCTCGCCCGTTGCGCAGCAGACGCCGGGTGCGGGGCCCTTCTTGCTGCGCTTGATGCAGTGGGCGGTCGCGAAGTTCCGCGTGTCGACCGAGATCGAGAGCGTGCTCGACCAGGCGATCGGCGCCATGAACCAGCAGCTGCAGAACCCGCCGCAGCCGCAGCCCGACCCGCAGTTGCTGCTCGAGGCGGAGAAGATCAAGTCGAACGAGCGTATCGCGATGCTCGAGTCGCAGAGCGACGAGAAGGTCGCCGCGCTCAAGGCGTCGGTTGAACTGCAGAAGATTGAGATGCAGGCCAAGTTCGATCAGATGGCGGCGCAGTACGAAGCCATGATGGCGATGATGCAAGCGCAGCGCGATCAGACGCAGTTCAAGCAGCTCTCTGGCGCGGTCGGTGAGTTGTCCGAAAAGACGGACGCAGGCCAGGCACAGTCATCCGAGCAGCTTCAGCAGTTGATGCAGACGCTGGCAAAGAAAAAGAAGCGCATTCCTGTGCGCGACGCGAACGGCGACATCGTTGAAGTTCGCGAGGAAGACGAAGATCCCATGCCTTCCCCGGTCGGCCCGGTTGGCGTGTTGCCCGATTTTGGCCGGCCGATGAACTAACAGGAGAATTTCGATGTCGATGACCAATGCCGCAGAGGCAAACCTGCTCAACTTGTTGTTCCTTAATCTCGACTGGGCAAACATTGGCGACGCCGCTGGATTGCAGAACTCTGCCACGGCGGGGTCGTTCTACGTTTCGCTTCACACCGCAGATCCCGGCGAGGCCGGCAGTCAGTCGACGAATGAGGTTTCATACACCGGATACGCGCGCGTGGCCGTCAATCGTGCTGCGGGCGGCTGGACGCTGTCGACCTCGACGATCAGCAACACCGCGCTCGTTCAGTTCGGACAATGCACGGGCGGCAGCGCGACCGCGACGCACTTCGGCATTGGCACCGACTTGTCGGGCGCCGGCAACCTCATTTTCAAGGGCTCGCTGACGTCGTCGCTGTCGATCAGCAACGGCATTCAGCCGCAGTTCGCTGCCGGCGCGTTGACTGTAACGGTCGACTAATGTGTGGCGCTACGTCTGTGTGCATTGCTTGCGTGAGCTGCTCCAATTGGAGGACGGCAGCGTCGAGCATTGCCCAGATCATCCCGACGGCAGCGTCGAGGTGATGGAGGCAGACGATGGCCTTTAACGGCATTGCACCACTTGCCGCCGCTGTAGCGGAGAACGGCCGCGAATGGCAGTCGTTTTTCTTTAAGACGTCTGTGCCTGCACCAGGCGCAGGGCGCTGGGCGGACGCATCGGTCGGCGCCGGTATCCCTATCTACAACCCATACGTCGGCGTGCAGCTTGAGGCGACGCCGGTTACTGGATCGGGAAACCGCGGCATTTACGTCGGGCCGCAGCCGGAAAGCGGGCAAAGCAAGTACATCCACGCAATGCAGGCCGTTTCAGTTTCTGCTGGCGTTCCGCTTTACATGTTGCTCGCAGATTATGTGATGTTTTATCCGCTCATTGACGGAGACAGCACCGACGCGCAAACGATGGACAACACGCTGACGCTTCCGCGATACACCTCTGGCGAAGGCGTGCGGTGCATGTTTGTTGTGCAGACGCCAATGGCGCAGAGCGGCACCGTGACGATGAGCTACACCAACAGCGCAGGCGTATCTGGTCGCACGACGACGTTCGGCATCAACCTCAGCTCTGTCATTGGCTGCATTGTCAACACGTCATCCTCAAGCAACGCGGCAAGCGCTGAAGCGCCCTTTGTTCCTCTCGCAAATGGCGACAAAGGAATTCGCAGCATCGAATCCGTGACTGTGGCCGGCGCGCCGGGCGGGTTTTTGAACGCCGTTTTAGTAAAACCGCTTGCGCATCTGCAGCTTCGCGAAAACAGCACCGCTGCCGAAAAAGTCATGGTTCCGCAATCGGCTTCGTGCCCGAAGGTTGAGAACGGCGCCTATCTAAACTGGATCATCAACAACGCATCTGCGACCGCACCGGTTCTGCGCGGGTTCGTTCATTTTGCCTGGAGCTAATCATGCCTTTTTCTTCAATGGATGACTTGGTCAGTGAAATCACGAACGGCAAGTTCGCGCGCTTCGACTGGAACAAAATCACCGGCGCAAGCGCGTACACGGCTGGTCGTTGGTATGACTTCTCAAACCTCGCGGGCACGCCTGTTGCAAACGCTTGGGCGGGCACTGCGCTGGCGTGGCGGTCATGCGACGAGACGACTGGCAATGGTACGCAGATCTTTGGTTTGCCAAACGGCGGCAACGTCTCGACCGACACTAAGCACGTCCTCAACGTGCAGGCTGTGACGGGCGTCGCGACTGGCGTGCCTGGGCAGTTGATGCTTGTCGATCTGCAAGGGTACTGGCCCGGCATTCAGTTGAACTCGGCGCTGGCTCAGACGCTGACTGGCACCCCGACGCTGCGGTACACGAACGGCGCTGGTTGCCGCTTGTTCAGCGTGATTACGACCGCCGCTGGCGCAACCGCGCAGAACTTGGCGTTGTCGTACTCCAACACGACGCCGACCTCTGGTCGCTCGCTGCCGGTGACGGTTGCGATGACCGCCTCAGCAATCGTCGGTCACGTTCCGCACAGCGGAACGGCCGCCAACAACTACGGCCCCTTCCTGCCGCTGGCGTCGGGCGACACTGGCGTGTCAAACGTGGCCTCAGTCACGATGTCGGCCGCCAACACCGCGGGCGTGATGGCGTTGTGCCTTGCGCGACCGTTGCTCACGTTGCCGCTCACGACCGTATCGGTCGCTGCCGAGCGCGACCTGTTGAACCAATTGCCGAGCCTGCCGCGAGTGATGGACGGCGCGTGTCTGACGTGGCTTTATTTTGCGGGCGCTGCGACGGCTGCAAGCACTAACTTCTACGGCTCTGTGGAGTTCGGGTGGGGCTAAAGCAGAACACGACCCTGCTGGCCCAGCTGCCGTTTCGATTGATCGGCGGCGACCCCGGCACTCTGCGCTCGATGTGGGGGCGCACGGATCTGCGCAACCAGAGCGTAGGGCAAGGCATACCTTCCGAGCTTGCGGGCATCCCCTACGGCCACCTTGCGCCGTCGTCGTGGGTGCTGCCTTACCAGGGCGGCGCGATGTCGGCGTTTACTTATGTCGGCGCGTCGTTCGACGTTTCGCCGCTGAACGTCGCCGCCGGCGTCAATCTCACTGGCCCGACGACCCTTACGTTTACAGTCGGCCCAAGCCAGCTCGATCTTGTCGTCAGCGCCATCGGCAGCAGCAGCGTCACGTTCACTGTTGGCGGCAACATCGCCGGCGCATTGCAGGCGGTTGGCGCGACGTCGGTAACGTTCACGGTTGGGCCTTCAACGCTTGGCGCAATCATCGACGCCGTTGCAAGCGCGCTCGTGACGTTCACGGTTACTGCCACGCCGCGCGCAACGGGCAACCTTGAAGGCGCGGTGACGCCATTCACAGAGCTTTCGCCGCAATCGCTTTCGGCGGCTGTGTGGTCTGCGCTCGCCAACCAGTACAACGAGCCCGGCACGATGGGCGAATTGCTCAACTCGGCAGGCTCTGCCGCCGACCCGCTGCTCGGCATCGTCGAGGGCACGCTCACGCTGCGCGATGTGATGCGTCTGCTGCTCGCGGTCAACGCTGGCGATGCCACCGGCCTTGAAGGAAACACGATGGTGTTCCGTTCGCAGGACGGCACGACGATCCGCGTCGAGGCGTCTTACACCGACGGCGATCGCACGATCACTACGGTCGACCCGAC